GATCAAGCTGCAGGATAAGAAGTGATAGCGCACGTGCCGCGTGACTAAACGAATTGTCGCAAGCCTTGGAGATGATGCGCAGCACTTTGGCGCAGGAGATGGCCATGGTTACGGCCACGGCTTCGGCGGCTACGGCTACCGCGACGGCAATGGCAGCGGCACTGGTAGCGGCTACGGCTACCGCAACGGCGCCGGCACTGGCACTGGCGGGGGCTACGGCAACGGCTACGGCGGCAGCAGCACATGCAGCGGCTACGGCAGGGGCTGCGGCTACAACGGCTTCAGTGACGGCGATGGCTACGGCGGCGGCGGCTACAGCTACAGCTACGGCCACGATGGCAGCGGCACCGGGTACTAAAATGCGTAAACGAATAGTAGCAAGCCTAGGAGATGAATCACATCACGTAGGTATAGGAGACGGCTTCGGTGGTGGTGATGGTTTCCTTGTAGGCAATGGCCACGGCGATGGACACGGCATCTACAGCGACGGCTTCGGCAGCGGCAATGGTGACGGCGGCCACGGCGGATCGGGAAAGGGCTACGGCATGGGCTACGGCTACGGCTTCAGTCAAGGCGATGGCGATGGCATCGGATACTAAACAAACAAACGGAGAAGAAAATGGAAACTAAAGCTAACGTGTTGAGTACTCGTGTATGAGTAGCTTCAATGTTTACGACTACCTTCTAATAGCTACAAACATTGCAATGCTACTCATGCTCGTGTTGTGTCCGACCGGGAGAGACTTCGATCTTTCCCCTTACTTTCTAATACTTACAGGTAGTGCAATGCTACTCATGCTCACGTCATGTACGACGCAAACAATTATTGATGGTGACGATGGCCAGCGCGATCGATGGTCCGTTAAAACGAGGATCAACGCTAACCCATCTGCTATGCATGATTGCCCTTCTCGCGATTTTTTAAAGTGTAGAGAGAATGGGAAACAATGAGCGAATTAAAACCAACTCGTGAATTGTACCGGGAAAATTATCGCGGCATAAATATAGAAGTGTCCCGGCACTGGGGTGGGCCTTCGAGCCACTTCAAAGAAGTGTGGTGTTTCTACCTCCACCTTTTAGTAGAGCAGTTTCCCGAGCGATACCACGCTGATCTATGGCGGCCCGCCATCAATTTAGAATACGGCAGTGTAGTACAGCCATATGCTGAATGCCTGCAATCTTTGGATTGGTATAGCGGTATGACATTCTACTCCAGAAATACTGCGCCGGATGGGCCATTCCGATCGATCAAAGCAGGATGCGACTATCAACACCTATGGGACGAGGGCAAGATATGGACCGCAGACCGCGTCATGCATGATGCAAGAGAATGCGTTGACTCGCTCTGGAGGCAATTCCCAGAATTACGGACTGCGGATGTGTTGTGGAAGGAATACTATGCGCCATTTCATGCCGCGATGAATGCCAAAGAAGTGGAGAAGGCATGACCCACGAAACACGTGAGCGCATTCTAGACGCTACAGTCAACGCACTACTAATGCCCACGTTGCTCATCGCATCGCCGTTTCTGCTCGCACTCGCCGTGGTTATCGGTGTGCGTGACATGATCAGGAATGTGAAGTGATCAACCAGGAGATGAAGGCATGAATGACTATGCGGCATTGGAGAAGTTTATATACGACCGTAAAGCATCGGAGATGGAAAACTACAAAGAAGGCCTACGCTTATCTGGGGATAACAGCCCTGGTTCTTGCCTGGCTCTAGGTGCAATGGATGCCTATTCACAAGTGCTATTATATATTAGCGAACCATCTGCAGTCGAAGCGACAGAGTCATGATTGACCATGAAGCACTGAAAGCGTTTGTAACTCGTGAGCGGGACCTTGAATGGGAATGCTTCCTGGACTCTAAAGAGTCAGGCGTGAATGGTAACTCGGGCGCTTGCGTTGCGGTGGGAGCGGTGGACGCTTACAACAAAGTGCTCGCGTATATTGGCGAACCATCCGAAGACGAAGGGACAGAGTCATGAATGACCAATGGAAGGAGTTAGAAACGAAAGCCCGCGCAGCGACACCTGGCCCGTGGGCAGCTGTAAGCGATTTGCCGGACTGGGGAGTTGCTACAGAAAATCAGCCGGACTTTCACTCTGATCCAATAGTGACTAAAAATAGGCAGTACCGAGCACCTTGGCGCACTAATTTAGGATGCTCAGAGAGAGATGCCAAATACATCGCCGCCGTGTCACCTGACGTTATTCTGTCCCTCATTGCGAGCGCCAGGGCGTATGAGGTGATGCGGAAAGAGCTAGGTTTTATCGGGCATGAATGTATGCATAGTCACGAGAATTGCCCTACGCGGACCGCAATGCAGATTTCAGCACATCGTGCTATCGACGAGGCCGACAAAATCATGAAGGGTGAAACATGAGCACTGACGAAAATGATTAAGGCGGAGCTAGGCCAGGCATACCCAGGCTACATGTCTAACGCCGTGGTGTTCGCGCGCGCAATGCTCACAAGATGGGGTAAGGTATGACCAACTATGAACATTACTGATTTTGAAATCACACTTATTCGGTTATTGATTTATTTTCACGGCTTTAAGCTAATAGTAGAATTTGTTTTTAAACTGTCTAACTTCTTATACTCGGTCTATAAAAAATTACGTTACTGATCCTAGTGCTACACTTGCACTGCACTCTTTGAAAATTTGATTGTGGCAGCACTGAAGGAAGTGCGGGGGAATAAAAAGCACTGACCCCTCCGAACGGCGTGAGAACATACGGCACGCTCGATAGAAGACTGATCGGAGAAATCCGTTCTAGTGCCGGTAAAAATAACGTCAGACTATGCGGATAACCGCTGATCCAGCCCGAGAATAACAGCCAAGGTAGGGCCAATGTGAGTGCAAGTCTGACCTCTTAATTTGGGGCTAGAAATAAAGGTAGCCGGTATCAAGCCCGGCCCACAATCAATAGAAGTGCGATGAGTCGGCTACCACCGGAAACGGAATTGACGGTTCATCGCACTACTTCACGTCATGCTACACTTGCACTGCACTAAGCACATGTGCAGGAGCGGTGTGTGAAATTTAATTCCGCTGGACCACGCCGCTCCTTCCCATACACTCTGAGGAATGGCAGGCAAACTACGCAGGATAGTATTGAAAGCAACGCTAGATGAACTCTACGCCTGCAACGGCGGTAGAAAACGCGCTGCACAGGCGCTTGGTATCAGTGTTCGCGCGGTGAGAAATTACATAAACGAGATGAGGCGCGGGGGATACGGGCCAGTGCCGCCCCCACTCCTGCCGCCGAACGCCGGGGGGCGCAAATACACGCATGAGGTCCCATGCCCGTGCACAGACCAGAAGTGCCAGACACGCGCGGCACTCCATTATAAAATGGCACTAAAAAAGACGAAGGCCATACAGATAAAGCAGGGCTACTGCGAAAAGTGTGGCCGGTGCAGGCCCATCGCAGGCAAATGCGCCCGCTGCTTCGGCGACGCAACCGCATGATGTATACTTCTACTACAGGGGAACACATGGACGACCTGCAAGCCTGGATGCGTAAAGAATTAGAAATACTACATGATGTACGCATAGGGCAGGCAGAGATGCGCGCGCAACAGGTAGAGATGCGGCAGAGCCAGACCCAAATGATGGGCGCACAGCAAGAGCTACTGAAAGACCACGAGACACGCATACGCACAGGCGAACGCCTCATGGAGCAATCAATGGCCATCCTCACCTCGATCAATCATTTCGTATTGACGCAGGGCAGGGCCAACACAGGATTCGAAGTGCGCCTTGGTAGGTTAGAGAAGACCGCACTCATGGCGGCAGGCGTAGTCGTAGCAGTGAAGTACGGTGTAGATATCCTCACCGCACTGAACGTGAGGTAGGCAGTGAAGCGCCACACAACACAGAGCCTCTGGTCAATGGCCGCGATGACCGCAGCAATGTGTGCATCCCTACTACTTGCAGCATGGACCTACTCCTAGGTCCCAACGCATTACTTGACCAAAAATTGTAACGCACTCACACTCTGTGCGGGGGTACGGTTTTGGATGCACCGGAAGTCGACGGATGGTTTCGCTTCAGTGACCTCACATCACCGCAGCTAGAGCGTATAAGAGAACGCGCGCGCGTACTGATCGAGCAGAGCGCATACCCAGACCCTATCCTGTGCATTATCGCCGCATACGTAATAGAAGTTAACGAAGAGTACGCAAGACTTGACGCACACGGTGAGGGGCACACACATTGAGTGAAGATAGATTACGCTTAAACATGAACTCGATGCACGACCAAGACACGTACACCGCAGGAGAGAGAAGGGATCACGAAAGATGCGTGAGACCGCCAGACAGCGACGGCGGAATGCTACCACCCCCTGCAGATGAGAAGCTTGACTATAGAACTGCGCTATATAAGAAAGCCAAATGCACACACAGGGTAGAAGGCCCTGTCGAGTGCAAGCAATCCCTCACGAATGCCCCACCGAAGAGAGACCGCTGCCTCTGCACATGTCACATCAAGGGGTATGAGGCGACATGAAGAAATACACACGCGCTCTAGCAGGCAGACGTGCACAGAATAACGGCGCAGTGTTCGAGACCCTATTCCAGGGCGCATGTCTAAGGCGCGGCATCGCAACGACAAGAATACCAGACGGATGTAAACAGCTTGCCACGCGCCGCATCATACGTGTGCGCACCCCCTTCGACTGGGCACTCTCATACAACGGCAAGGCTGCACTGATCGATACGAAGACCCTAGATGAGGCAGCGTTCCCTAACGGTGCAGTAGATCCGAACCAGGCGCACACACTACTCACTCACCTACTTAAAGGCACGATCGCAGGCTACGTCGTTAACCTACGAAAGACCGACACTTGCATGTATATCCCCGCATCGAACCTGTGCAACGCGCTGAAAGGCAGGGGTAGCATCAAGGTGAATGACCCAGGCGTCGTACTCCTAGGCACGCTGCAGACCATGGACATGACGCGGCTATTCACTAGCGTTTGACTTGAGTATTGAAACTACGACATGATGGAATCACCACGCATCATAGCGTGCGTAGTCGCATGGGGTGCGGCTACCACCATCGTAACCCTGGGGGGGTTTGAATGGGACGACCGAAGAAACCTATCGATAGAGATCAGGTCATGAAGCTTGCGGCCATGGGCTGCCGGCAGACTGAAATCGCCGCCTTCTTTGACGTGAGCGATAAGACAATCTCAAGCCGTTTCTCCAAGGAACTGCGAAAAGGCGTTGAGATGGGGAAGACTAAGCTACGTCGCCTCATGTGGCAGTCTTGCGAGAAGGGCAACGTCACTATGCAGATCTGGTTATCTAAGAACATTCTAGGCTACACAGATAAGCTTGAGCAGGTAGCAGACCCTGCAGCACAGCCCATGCGCCTCATCATCGAAAGAGAAAAGCCTAAGGGTGAGTGACATTATCTTTAGGCCATTCGATAAGCAGCAAGAGGTGCTAGACTGCGACGCGCGAGTCAAAGGCGTGTTCGCAGGTAAGCGCGGCAGTAAGACGGAGCTCGGTGCTATTCAATCGGTGATCTGGCAGGAGAGTAAACCAACGAACAGGTCATACGACATTGACCCTTTCACTGGTGTGATCGTCGCACCTACATACGATATGCTGACGCGCCTCTCATGGAAGAAGTTCTCAGCTTACGCCCGCCCGTTTATTAAAGAGCAGACGAAGTCGCCTAAGCACATCACGTGGCACGATGGATCAGAGATCTACGGCCTATCGGCAGACAGGCCTGAGCGCATCGAAGGCATGAAGATCGATTGGGTGTGGCTAGACGAGTGCTTCCAGGTAGATGAGCAAACATTCCTAGAACTGCAGGCACGCGTTGCAGACACCAGGGGTTTCATGCTCCTTACCGGATCCCTAGGAGTGCAGTACGTAAACCCTAAACAACATTGGGCGTATAAGTACTTTAAAGATAAGGCAAACGACGGCTTTCGTTGCTTCGAATGGGCGACCGCTGATAACCCGTACTTTCCTAAAGATGAGATCGAGCGGCTTAAGACGATCCTCGACGCTGAAACGTTTAAGCAGATGTTCACGATCAATTGGGACAGTAACTCTAACAACATGGTCTACTCCGACTTCTCATCGGCTAACCTGATACGTGGCTACACAGTTAACCCAAACCTACCCGCGCTGGTCGCAGTAGACTGGGGATGGCGGCATAAGATGGCGTGCCTCTTTGCGCAGTACGATCAAGCGACAGACACCGTCACAGTGTTTGACGAGATCGTTCGTAGCAAGATGACGCTAGACGATCTTCACAGAGAGATCACAAGTCGCGGTCTACAAGTGTCCGGCTACTGCTGCGACATCTCAGGCAACCAAGAGCGTGAGATGGTTGGCATATCAAACGTCCAATGGTTCAAGGATCGTGGGATAAAAATGGTGTTCCGCACGTCTGCCGTTCTGTATGGCGTGGCTCTTGTGCGCTCATACGTGAAGGCTGCAAACGGCAGGGTTAGGCTACTGATCGCAGAGGATACGTGCAAAGAGACTGTGACCGCGATTAAGTCCTACCGCTACCCTGAGAGTGACGGCATCGCAAAGGCTGAGACACCAGTGAAAGAGGAAGACGATGCGGTGGACGCGCTCCGCTACCTCTTCGTCAACTTCATCGACAAGAATGTACGTGACAGGCATAGTAGATCTATTCAATTATAAAACCTCAGGGGGTTCGATGGCAGGCCTTAGAGAGATGGTCCCAACGCTTCTCGCGTACATAAAGAACCACGCAAGGTACCTAGAGCACAACGCGGTGCTCCTCGATGTGTATAACGGTAACCTCCTGCCATTGGTTGACGCTGCCATTGCACCACCTAAGTTCTCGCAGAAGTACTATGAGCAGATCAAAGAGCGGATCATCGCGATCAACGTATTAAAGCGCATCACAGATAAGTCAGCGCGCGCATACGTGAACGCACCTCAACGCATCGTAGAGGATAAGTACGCTAAAGACGTCGCATTCTATGAAGATGAGATGTCTATGAACTCTAAGATGCAGATAGCAGACGTGTATGCAGACCTATTCAAGGGCTACGCACTAGAGCCGTTCCTGCATAAGGGCAGGCCACGTTTACGCTCACTGCCCTTTGACCGATTCCTACCCTACTCTGATGACCAGGTCGATGGCACGTCTGTCACCGCGTTCATAAAGTTCATGGGTAAGCGCACACGCTCAGGCAACCGCACACTCTCTGTGTTCCACGTCTACACCGATGACGAGTTCCTGTCGTTTGATAGTGATGGCGAGATCGTGCGTGAAGACCTTGAGGGTAACGACGGCATCAATCCCTATGGCGTAATTCCGTTCATCTACGGCAACCGCGGGAATGACATGCTCATCCCTACGCAGGATACAGATACGCTATCCCTCACTAAGATCATTCCGGTGCTACTGACAGACCTGTCCGGCGCTATTATGTTCCAGTGCTTTAGCATCGTGTACGGGATCAACGTAGATTCTAAAGACCTGACCATGTCTCCGAACGCGTTCTGGGACTTGAAGGGCGACATCGCAGCACAGGCAGGCGGCGGCGCTCCAACTGTCGGTACGATAAAGCCCGAAGCAGACATTACTCAAGTGCTCGCATACATCATGAACATCTTTACGTTCTGGCTTGAGACGCGCGGCATTCGTGTTGGTAGCGTTGGCAGTGCAGACGGCACAGGCGGTGCCTCAGGCATTGCAAAGATCATTGATGAGATGGACGCGACAGAGCTGATCGGTAAGTCACAAGAGGCTTTCCGTAAAGATGAGATGGAATTCTGGCACCGGCTGCAGCTCATGCAGAACTACTGGGTAGCAAACAACATGCTAAGCACCGAGCATCGCCCTATCATCTGGGGTGCTGACTTCAGGGTGGGCACGATCTTCGATGCGCCATCTCCTGGCGTTGATCGCATGACCGAGGTGACGACAGTAAAGCTTGAACGTGATGCAGGCTTCATCTCTACGCGTAACGCAATCGAGATGCTCTACCCTGACTTGACTCCCGAGCAAGTGGACGAGCGCCTAGCAGACATTAGCGGAGACCTAACAGTATCAGTGCCTGATAGCCCTAATCCCACGGGCAATACTTGATGGCCTGGCAGAAAGTTAAAGTACCGATACCAAGACGATTCGGGCCGACTGAGAGACAGGCTATCGCTCAAGAGGTAATCGACTTTATCGTTGAGCGCACTAAGTCTGGAAAGAACATCAAGGGCGGCGCGTTCCCTGGCTACTCCGCATCGTACAAAGGTAGCCTTGATTTTAAAATCGCAGGCAAGGGCGGAACCGTTGACCTCACCCTGTCCGGCGAGATGCTAGATTCGATCCAGCTACTCGCGCATAAGTCTGGTGAGATCGAGGTAGGCTTTGACCGCAGTGATAAAGAACTGAACGGAAAGGCTGAAGGCAATCAGCTAGGCACTTACGGCACGGGCAAAGCAAAGAAGTCTAAGGCACGCCCGTTCCTAGGCATCACAGGTAAAGACCTAAAGGTGATCCTAGACAAGTACCCGTCTAGCCGTGAAGATTCGTTAACACGCGCAACCGATGAACTCGCAGCAGCACGTGCGGCCGGAGACCTGGCAGACGGCATCGATTTCGAGGGCGAGTGATTATGTCAGATAACACTGCAAAGCTTGACCGCATGATTAAGCTTCTAGCCAACGCCATAAAGAACTCTGTCACGACAGAGGAGTCAGCCCGCATTAGCAACATCGCTGCCCGCCAGATTAGAAAGCGCACACGCCTAGGCTTTGGCATTGGATCGTCGGGTAAGCAGACGAAGCTTAACCCACTGTCCGGCAAGTACATTGAGCAGAGAGAAGCCTATAGCGAAAACCTTTCTGACCAGACCAAGCCACGGCGCTCTAACCTCACAGCGACGGGGCAGATGCTAGATTCAATTCAGGGCGGGGCTAAAGCTGGTAACGTGATTGTAGAGATATCCGGGAGTAGGAAAGCAGGGCTCACTGGTAGCCGTGGGACGGCATCCAATGCAGACGTTGCTCGATACGTTCAGGAGCAGGGGCGTCCGTTCTTTGGTGTCACAACACCCGAGCGGCGATCGCTAATAAGGGAAATTAAACAGGTGATTCTTCGACGCTTGAGGCGTGGTTGATCACATTCAACTTGGAGTATAGACTATGAGTAAGCCTACATTTACTGCTGGTGGCGGTAATGATCTGGGGAACGCTGGTGGCGATCCTGCGGAAGTAACGAAGTTAGCTGACACGACCGCTACACCCACGGCGCCTACGGACGATAAGCTCGTATCGCGTGATTCGTACCTTCGTGTGATGGACCAACTAAAAGAGACCCAACGGAAGTTCAAAGAAGTTCAAGACGCATTGAACGTAAGAAAGTCCGAAGAAGACCTTGAAGTGGAATCAAAGCTGATGAAGTCAGGCGAGGTACAGAAACTCATTACTATCAAGGATGAGAAGATCTCTGCGCTCAGTCTAAAGAATCAGGAACTGGAAAAGGGTTACGAGGGTTTGAAGTCAACGCTTCAATCGGCAGCTAAGACGCAAGCCGTACTCTCTCGCCTCCCGGGCCAGCTGATGCGCCAGGAATATATGGCGTTCATCGATACGGACAAGGTGATCTTTAACCCTGAGACCAATGAGATCGAAGAAGATTCTGTAGAGGCCGTTGTGAATGACTTCTTAAAGAACCATGCAATGCTCTTGAAGACAGACGGCAGGACACTGCCAAACGGTACACCACGCCCAACGCAACGGATGACACACGCAGAGTGGGCAAGCCTTCCAACAGCTAAAGAAAAACGTGAACGGTTAAAAGATGTCGAAGGGTTTGTTCCTTCGATTAGAAAATAGAAAACAACACAGGGGGATAGCATGAGTGCAACGCTGGTAAATGAACTTTCCGAACAGTCTCAGAAATTTTGGGCGCCCGTTTTTAAAGATGAGCTTCTTGAAACTTCCATCTTGCCTTCACTGGTAAACAAGGAATATCAAGGCGAGATCAAACAAGGCGGCGACACCGTTTATGTTTCCATGATCAAGCGGCCCACTGCTGAAATTAAAACAATCGGCGCTGGTTCGGACACGTTCAGTTCACAGAAGATGACCACTCAACGCGTTGGCATTGTTGCTGACAAGCGCATTACCGCATCGTTCGAGTTGGAAGACCTTGCTGATCTTCAGACCCAAATCGGTAACCCCGACGGTCAATCGAAGATTCGTCAAGTGCTTCTCGAGGCTGCGCAAATCAGCTTGAACACTTACCTCTACAGCCTGGTAGCACCAAGTGCATCTGCCCCTGACCATATCCGTTCTGGCATCACCGACTTCAACGCTTCTGAACTTCTGGCCAATCGCCAGCTGGCATCGAAAGCACGTTGGATGAATGAAGGCGGCTGGTGGTCATTGCTTGATCCCTCCTACATGAACGACATCTTGTCTGCTACCACGCTCACTAGCTCTGATTTCAATGGCGCAGATGCCCCTGTGATCGGCGGCAAAGTGGCAAGCACTCGCTTTAACTTCAACATCCTAGAAGACAACTCTGCTGGTTTGTTGCAATTGAGCCCTGGCTCTGCAGGTCAAGACTGCGGTCTTCTGTTCCATCCTGACTTCATGTATCTCGTGATGGGCGCACCGACCTTCAAGGTGTCCGACCTTCACGCGAATCATCAACACGGCTACCTTGTGTCTGTGGACATGTTGGTTGGTGCTAAACTCGGCATCGATGGCAACGTTAAGCACATCCAAGTATACAACACCTGATCAAAGGACATTGAATGGCGAAGCCTGGTAATCGGACAGATCGAGTTAGCCTTGAGGGTGCGCACTTAGGTGAGAACCTATCCGCTCATCCTTTTATTGAAGTCTTGAGCGCACGTAGCGCTGAAGAACTAAAAGCACAGCTAGCTAGTCTTTCCGCTACCAGGCTTCCTTTCACGGTTCTATCAATTTACGGCGAGGCGGGCAGGCACTATGCGTGGCTGTCTTTGACCAGACCGATTCAGAAAAAACTGGCAGAGAAGCCTGCCACATAAAAGGGGATAGAAGATGCCTGCATTAAAAGACGTAAAAACACAGGGTGCTGGTTTCAGCAATGACGCTGGCCTTGTGCGTGTAGTGTATGATTTCGCAGTAGACACTGGCGCTGTAGCTGACTACACCGTGATGACTGCTGACTCCGCATGTGTCGTTCGCTTGAAGCACGTTGCAGTGAAAGCTGCAATGACCTCTGGCGGTTCGATGACTGTGGACCTGGGCAAGGGTGCCGCTGGCGTTGAATTCATGAGCGCAGTGGCCGTTGCATCATTGACCCTTAACTCTATCGTTGTGCCTCCTGCTGCTACCTCTGCCGTGTATCTCGCTGCTGGCGAGATCATCAACCTCGGCATCAACGTGGCAGCCGGCACCGCTGGCCGTATGGAAGTTGTGTTAGAAGTCATTAAGTTCTAGTCTGTTAAAACTTTGGGGTGAAGCGCTCATGGGCGGGGCTTCACCCCATTTTACGTGTGGGTGATACGTGGCGATACCTACCAGTATAAACGACAGGCAGAGTAGATCGTTCGAAGAGGACCCGCTGGTACCAGGCGACACACGTCGGAAGGTCACCGCGACCATTGCCACGTCACAGGGGCCGATCAAAGTTACCGGCCCACTAGTCACCGTTGCATATGATGCAATCGCTGCTGCATACCCCTCTGTAACGGAGGAGGTGTATACCTACTTCACAGGCGGGCTAGCAGGCACACTCGTTGCGACAGTGACCGTTACGTATACGACAGCAGCTAAGACCGTGCTGACGTCGGTGGTACGCACATAATGAGATTCGTACTTAACCCAACATCGGGACAGCTAGACCTGGTGGGCGACGGCGGCGGCGGTCCTGTTACAGGATCGCCAAATGAGTTCGCACGCTTCGACTCTGCAGGCCTTCTCACAAACGTGCCCGGCTGGTCATTCAATGAGGCAACGTCAGAGGTAGCCGCATCCCTTGGGCGACAGCCCGCTGGGGAATCGGGCTTCTATCAATGGCAGAATAGCTACCTTACGTTTTCGCCCACAGCTAACTCTCCTGACCAGGTGTGGGCGTCTCGCAACATATCTATCACTTTCGACACGGCATCAAGCGGCTTTAGCCAGGGCACGAACGGCACTGCGGCGATGCTTGATAACTATTATTTCTCGCACCTAGGCACTGGCAACGTAGGGCAGCTCGTTTACCAGAACATGAATGCGGAGCTAGGCAACGGCGTAGATCCTATCTCGATCAAGGGCTTATCGTTTATTCAGGGCTATTCAGAATTTAAAGCGAACGTAACGATTGATGGACCTATCCAGGGATACATCTCAGCCATTAGGTTTAACGCCGCATCGATTACGTCTGCTTCACATTACAATATTACGTTCGCAGACTTTAACGATATGCCGATAGCGTTGGGTAACTATCAATCATTTAATGCAACACCGCAGCTAGGCAGCATAAAGAACAATTCAAGTTACACTGGTGTAAACCTCGCAGCGTACATCACAACGTTCACGGGCAACGCAGGCTACACAGGCGTAGGCATCTCTCCTAATATTGTCACGATGAACACAGGATCATTTAACGGCATAAGCATTTCGCCTAACATCACATCTTGCATTGATGCCACGGGCATACGTGTAGACATGTCGAATGTTAACGCTAGCGGCAGTAAGCGTGCAGCAGACTTCAATGGCAATTGCGACATAACCGGCTATCTAAACGTGACGGGAAACTTCAACACTTCAGTGGAAATTAACCCCATTGATCTAGGCGGCGCCGTTAGTGTCGGCAATAGCATAAATACAGGCATTACCGCACTGGCAAACGTCACAACCGCAAACGTGGACGTGCTCGGTACTGTCCTTCCGATGAACGTGGTCCTGCGCGCAAATTCTATAAATACATCGGGGCCATTCAATCTAGGCTTTACATCGGCTGGCCTTGTCTCAACCGTAGAGACGCACTCAGGATCAAGCCTAGACTTCTTATGTGCCGGCACGTTTGCCATTAACTTCTTAGGCACATCGACAGGCGGGACGATCGATAGGGTTACGCTATTCCGTGCGTTAGCCGTTCCAAACGGCATCACAGTCGTAAACGAACTGATCGGCTTTCATGCACAGGCACCGTTCGGGGATGTGGGCACTGACTCATGGGGCTTCTATGTTGACTCTGCTGGTGCCAATAACTATTTCGCAAACCGCGTACGCATAGGCGTAGGCAGTGACAAGGTCTCATCAGGCCAGGCACTTGAGGTAGTGGGTACGGTTCAGCTCAATGGCAACATCGGCTTCTTCGGTGTGGCAGAGTCAGCACAACAGGTTGGTGCTGCCGCCACTGCAGGAGCTGCCTACACAGCTACGGAGCAAGCCATGATTCAAACCGTATATGATGCACTGCGCACATATGGTCTTCTAAACTAAGGGGATGCTATGGGGCTTATTAAAAGTATCTCAGTGAATAGAAGCGGCACATACGCCACATATTGGAGGCTTGCGCGGTTTGAACTAAACATGGAATCAAACCACTCAAACGTAACGATGGCTGGCTACGTAACGATGCAACACTACCTTGATGGGTTCGCACCGATTATGCACATTGACGTGAAGTGGTCCGGTGCCGATAATCCGATAACCGCTCAGGCGATGCAAGCAGGCCAGGGGTTCGCCCTAGCTTACGCAAAGCTTATAGCGCCAACGCCGCCTAGCCTCACCGCAAGGCCCAACCCTTTCGAAGGAGCAGTTCCCGCATGACACCACTACAGGCTTTAGACCTCATCTATAAAATGTCTCGCATGGCTGCACTGTCAGCGGACACACACGCTGAAGGGTATAATGCCTACCTCTCTCTCAAGGCAGCGTTAGAGCCTGCGCTAAAAGAACCGGAAGAGGCTAAGTCATGAGCGTCACTAACCGCGTTCTATTCTCTGACAACGGCGTACTGGTAGACCTGACTAAGGACACTAACAAGTTTAAATCTGGCACAGCTACCATTGCAGACTACACGGCAGCACAGGACTATCTGTACCTAGGCTCTATGGCACCGTTCAACCACTTCTATGTGAAGATGGCGACCGCATCCGCTGTGCCTGCATCGATGACGGCAGAGTACTGGGATGGCAAAGCCTGGATCCCTACATACAAACTTGACGATGAGACGAGTGGCCTTACCGCATCGGGCTTCATCACCATGTTCCCTAGGCGGGATAACGCATGGAACGTCGAGAGCACTAACGACCGTGGAGACCAGGTCACGGGCCTTACCACGATCAACGTGTATGACATGTATTGGATGCGCTTAAAGCTTAGTGCCGACGTGCCGCTTGGTTTCGCGATCTCTTGGATCGGTCATAAGTTCTCTGACGACGATGACCTAGCCTCTGAGTTCCCAGACCTAGTGCGTGCAAAGATGTTGCTAGCGTATGGCACTGCTAAGACAAGTTGGGAGGAGCAGCACGCAAAGGCAGCTGATCTCATTACCCAGGACTTGATCTCATCAGAGGTAATCTCTTGGAAGGGCCAGATCTTGGTGCGAGACGAGTTCACGCTGGCGTCAATACAGAAGGTAGCAGAGCTCATCTTCAACGCCCTAGGTGACGACTACCTCGATCAGAGGGACCGTGCGCAGGCCGAGTATAAGCGCAGGCTTGATAAGTCTTCTTATCGCATCGATGCAAACTCTAACGCGCTGCTCTCACAGGCTGAGGCCGTGTCTCGATCCGGGTTCATGCGCAGATGAGTAAGATCACCACAGTATACGATACGCTTCTAGCCGCGATCCTTCTGATATTTCCTGAGAAGACGAAGTTAAACGATCCATATACGCTTACCGATAACCCCGAGCATCTACTGCGTGACGGGTACGGGATGAGAAAGACGGCGACAGAGTTGGGCATTGCTGAACTCTGCAATATCTCTGACGTCCATGGCTTTGAGGTAGCGCTGTGTAGAGAGATCGTCCGCACAGAGTCACAGGACGTGCCTCTTGATGTCGAAGTGAAAGGCCTACTAGAGGATGCGTTCGAACTAAGAGAGCGGCTCTATCGGTATGACGAGCTAGGCATCTCAACTGACATCACAAGTATAGACCTGGGCGGGGTGTCTGGCGTTGAGTCATTCATCTCGGGCAAGGGCAAGTTCATCTCAGTCGTCATTGCTTTCAACGTCCAGGTAACGGAAAATATAAACTAAACGAGCACTAACAGGGGGATATCACATGGCAGAGTTACAGCGGGCATCCGCGTTCGCAATCAAGAAAGAAGTTACTGTAGGCACATTGATCGCCCCCACCGTGGGTGGAGACGCTATCCCTCTTCGTGCTGGGTTCTCTCAGACGAGCGCAGTTGAGGAGATTGTAAGCGACGAACTTCTGAACGACATCGGCGCATCAAAGTCTCTCACTGGCCTTGAATCTCCTGCGGGCTCACACCCTGCATACCTGAAGCATTCTCAAGTCGAAGGTCAAGAGCCTGAGACCGGCCTTCTTTATGAATCCGCATTCGGCGCTAAGTCTATCGCATCTGTCGAATACGATACGGTAGCCGCATCTACCGCAGGCACCACTGCAGCACGCGCTGTAATCAAGGTTGACGCTGGCGAGGGTGCATCATTTGAAGTCGGTGAGGCACTGATGATCAAAGATGGCGCGAACGGCTATTCGATCAGAAACATTCACTCGATCTCAGGCGATGACCTGACGCTTAACTTCAACATCGATGCAGCACCAGCTCTCGGCGTTAACCTAGGCAAGGCCGTACTGTATCGCCCCGTAGCTAGCGGGCACCCGTCTTTCAGCGCATGGCTCTACGGCGCAAACGGCGGCTACACGCAAGCTATCGCAGGCTGCCGTACGTCTGAGATTGCAATGACCTTTCCCGCTGCTGAACAAGCAGAGGTGTCCTTCAGCTATGAGGGTGTAGAGAGTTATTTCAATCCTGTGCAAGTGACCGCCACTAACCGCTTCATCGACTTTGTTGACGATGGCGGCACGAAGGTTGCCGCACTTACGGTTGGGTTCTATAAGACCCCCATCGCATTTGCAGCACACGTTCAAGCTGTGATGCGCGCTGCATCGGTAGACATCATCACGGTCACCTATAGTAACGTGACTGGCAGATACACTCTTCTGTCCGATGGCACCACGTTCAGCCTGCTCTACAACACGGGCACGAATACGGCGAACTCTGCCGCAGTGCTGCTGGGCGATACGACCGCTGCTGACCGCACGGCTGCAGTGACCTACACTGGCGCTAATGCCATTAGCCTCGTGTTCCCGTTCAATGCAGTATACGACGATGCAACCAACATTGTAGTCAAGGGCGCTCAACTATTCGTTGGCGACTTCCATGAGAACATCTGTCGGGCTGCAACCAACGTATCGATCACAATCGGGACGCCTCAAGAGGCTGTGCTTTCCATTTGCGCATCCTCCGGTGTGTCTGAACGTCTGATCAATGCACGTGAAGTAACGCTTGAGGCCACTCTTGTGCTTGAGCGTTATGAGTCGGGATTGTTCGACAAGTTCATCAACAACGGTGATGCTGTCGTTATGATGAACGCTGGCCAAAAAGACAGCGCTGGTAACTGGGCACCTGGTAAGTGCGTTAACCTGACCATGTTGCAAGCCACCATCACGCAACATGAAACGGGCGGAGATACGATTGTCGAAGTGACCTTGTCTGCTAAGGGTTACCTGACCTCTACCCGCAAAGACATTTACCTGAACTTCGCTTAACTAAAAGGTACGTACGGCATGACGCAAAAGCATAAGAGCGAACACGGTGAGATAGAATTCCGCCTACCCACAATCCCAGAAGCTTTGGGATTGTGGGGCAGGATGGGTGTAAGCCCCGACGACCTGCAGGATAAAGACTCATTCATCCACAATCAGTTTACGCTCTTGAGTAAAATGATTGGGAGTATGGCACCCCTTGTCGTCAAGGTTGATTACACTTTCGGAGAAGTTAAGGTCACCGACTTTGAAACTCTCTGCACACAAATGGGGGCTATGGCTGACCTTTGCCACGTGGCAGGCCGGATCATGGAAGCCATGCAGGGTGGGGCAGAGGCCAAAAAAAAGTAATCAATGACGCTCTGATCGCATGGTCTAACCCCACGGTTATGACATCGATCAGGGCGTCAAACAAAGTCTTAGCTGAGCGCATTGATAGCCTGGTCCCAGTACTAAACGCATACAACATGATTACCGAAGCGACAGAGATAGGGCTCACAATCAACGCTGACTGCCTGGATGTTGAGACGGTGCGCCTGGTATACTTGCTCAAGACAAAGATCAGAGAACGAGAAGAGAAGAAATCGGCAGCAACGGCTAAGGGGGCTGGTAACCGTGGCAGATGAAAAGCTGATATTCGACCTGCTCACTGGGCAGAACCAAATTGGGAAAACGCTATCTGGCGTTAAGACCCAGGTTGCAGGCATTGAGTCCGGCATCTCATCCTTCTCGCCAGCCCTTGCGAGCGCAGCTAAAAGTGTCTCCGGTGTAGCCGGTGCGTTCAAGGGCCTTGGTATCACCGCTGCTGCAGCGTTCGCGGGCTTTGTTGGCTCAAGCATTATCAGGGCGGCAGAGGAGCAGGAATCAGCAATCAGTAGCCTTAACGTTGCACTGAAATCCGCTGGTAACTTCAGCACCGCAGCGTCCAAAGAGATCCAGGATTATGCATCAAACCTTCAGGCACTGACGGGCATTGCCGATGAGGTAACCGCATCGAACATTGGACTACTCCAATCGATCGGATCATTCACGATCAATGGCCTTCAGAAGGCGAACACCGCAGCAGCAGACCTTGCAGCGACATATAAGATTGATCTAGAGACTGCAACGCGCCTCATTGGTAAGGCAGCTAACGGCAACATCACCGCATTCGGAAAGCTTGGTATCGTAATCAAGAAGGGCAGTGACGATGCTCAGACGTTTGCGAACACACTTAAAGCACTCGAGAAGAACCAGGGTGCTGCCGCTGCGGCAACCCAGACTTTCGCCGGAGCGAATAGGCTACTATCTGCAAACTTCGGCGACATCTTAGAAGAGCTAGGGAACATCGTAATTCAGAACCCTGTAGTAATTCAGGGAGTGAAAGACCTGTCTGTCGCATTCGCATCCGTTGCCTCATCTTTAAAAGAGGTAGTGCCTACTCTTTCGTCGATGCTAAGCCTTGTCCTTTCTGTAGGTCCTACGATCGCAAAGCTTGCGCTCGAGTTCGTACTCGTATCAAGAGCGGTGAAGTTTGCTGCCGCCGCATTCCAGGCATACCGGATTCAGCTAGACGTTATCCAAGCGCGACAGGGCGTTGGCATATTCTCAGCGCTCATTACTCAGATTAGGGCAGTCACTAGCGGGCTGGGCCTTGCTACACTCGCTACACGTACGCTTAGCCTAAGCATTACCGCAGCAAAGGCAGCGGCAACGTTTGGCCTTACCCTTGCGTTCGATGCGATCATTACGGCACTCATCGAGATGTCTGGGCGGATGAACGTATTCAAAGAAGCGATTGCTCTAGCCGGACGATTCGCACTCTTTGTCGTTGAGCAGTTTGATGCACTTGTTAGTAACCTAGCTGAATTCGCTAAGGTAGCGGCGAGCGTACCGGGCGGGCCTGAGTTCCTTGATAGCGTGAGCGAGGGGCTTGCAAACCTGGCTAAGGGTAGCAAGGCGCGCGTTGATGAACTTCGCGCAGCTGTGGTCGGCCTCAATAAAGAGGCTGCCGATGCTGCAGCGTCAAAGCTTGGCGGCGGCACAGGCGATCTCCTTGATAGCGTAAAGATCGCAGCGCGCGTTGCTGAGTCAGCTAAAGAGGCAATCAAGAAACAGGTAGAGGAGTTGCAGAAGGGATTGAAAGAGGCTGGCGATACCCAGTTTTCAATCCTCGCTAAAGAGGCTGGCCTTCGTGCAGGTCTTATCGTTAAGGCTGAGCGCAGCGGCATCCTCACACGTAAGCAGGGCGAGGAGCTCCTATCAAAGGTTCGCCTTGATGCGATTCAGAAAGCTGGGAAAGCGCAGGATGCGTTAACTCAAAAACAGATCGAAGATTCTAAGGCGTTCCTAGACGTACTTAAAGGTACGCCTAGAGGGCCTGGCCAGCAGGGCAATGCATCAAACGTAAGCGGTGAGCAGAAAGCGCAGATCATCTCTGCAGAACTTATTTCAAACTCCCTTGCCGGTGCGGCTGGTGCTGCCGCTGCCGTTAAGACTTCTATCTTCGCAGCGGTAGACGCACTGGGCGGAGCACTAGGCGAGCTGCCCGTGATCGGTCCGATCATTGGCGAGATACTCGATAAGCTTGCACTTGCCCCTGCGGAGTTTGCAAAAAACATTGAAGGCTTCTTTAAGCAGCTACCTGAGGTGATCTCTAACATTCTTATAAATAGCTTTACCGGCCTATCAACGATCATTAAGCAGATACCCGCATTCATCCTTGAATCTCTGAATAAGCTTCCAGAAATTCTAGTTGAAATGTTTATAAACTCTTTCGTTGAGCTATTCGTTTCAATCGTCGATGTTGTGGCAAACCTTCCAGCATTGATTGCAGAGCGGCTACCTGAGCTGATGCAACGCTTCTTTGATGGCATCCTACTTGCGGTGCAGAAGCTTGTTAACTCGATGCCGCAGGTTGCTCAAGCATTCGCGAACGCGATGCCTGGTGCTGCCGTGCGCTTTGGCATTGAGATAAGCAGGCAGGCCGTACCGATTGCGTTGGCCTTCATCGATGCTCTAGTGAAAGAGGCACCACGCTTTATCACTGAACTAGTGAAGGCAATCCCAGGCGCGTTCGGCGGAGGCGCAGGCGGTATCCTTGGTTCAGCGGGCGGGATATTCGGCGGTGCAATCGGTGGTATCGGCGACGTGTTTGGTTTCGCAGACGGAGGCACTGCCCTTAGCGGTGGTCCTAGCCGTGACCGTATCCCTGCACTACTAAAGCCGAACGAACAAGTGCTCGGTGAGGAGAACGCGGCAAAGCTTACTCAAGTTCTAGACTCACTCATTTCTGGCGGTGGTAGGGGCGCACCTACTACGGTTCAAATCATAGTCGGTGAGCAGCAGCTTGCAAGCGTGATGCTCGACCTTAACCG